TTCCCGTCTCACGGCCACTATGGTAATACTCTCCCAGTCCTGGAAATTTCTTTCGATACGTATCAAGTCCAAATGCTTCAAATGTCGTCGCATTCTGTTGACCATAATCACCGCCAATATAAATTCTGTCATATCTTCTGTTCGGATCAGGCTTCTGTCTGTGCCGGTCTCCAAACATGTAATAGATAAGCTCATCTACACCGACTGCCTGTCCAAGCCATACCCAGCGGTACATCTTTTCATCTGCCCGCTTCATAGCTTCTGCAGAATCAACCAGCGCCTGTCCAAGCCAGCTGACCGGAACATCTCTGTAATCCGTGTGGATATGAATACAATCCTCACGTTTCTCCATCTTCTTGCACCACTGATTGATTGGTGCATTTGGATTCTTCGGAGGATTATACAAATAAATCATTTGGAATCCGCTACTGTTACCTCGGACAAATGTCGCTTCGATATTACTCAGCTCATCCTCGCCTTCGCCATCGTCAAAGAACTCCGTCAGCTCATCTAACACTACAAGCTTGATTGGTTTATCCTCATCGATAATACCCTTGGTATCGTCAATGCCGTCTGAACCGGAAAAATAAATGGTGGTGCCATACTTTTTGTACGTAATCTCCATTGGAGACTTTGTAATCGCAAATTTTTTCTTGGAAATACCGAGGCGGTTGATTCCTCGAATCATTTCTTTGTACACAGTCTTCCGTAGCTTGTTATGATGCTTACGAAGAACGACTGCAGAACCATGCGGATCTGACACAACCTGATAATCTGTCCGAATAGCCGCATAACTGGATTTCGTGCCGGCACGTCCGGAAGTCAGGATGATGTGCTTAACTTTCCTGTTGTTGAATATCGCCAGATACTTCGGTATCACAATGTCCGATATCTTCACCTGTTGGCGCGTCGTTGACAATCACCACACCGTCCTCTCCATCATCATTTCCGCCAGATTTTAACCTGTCTGTATTAGCCTTAATTTGCTCGATTCTAGCTCTCTGTTCTTCCGTAGCAAGGTCCCAGTTCTTATGTAGCAGATCCCCATACCTGTTAATCATTCCCTCAAGAGTCTTCTGAGCTCTCGCCTGAGCCGCTAAGAAGTTCGCCTGTTTATCCCAAGCCTGCTGTACATCATATCCGGTAGCTTCACTTCCATCCAAGGTCATTTCCTTAGTTTTGTCATTCTGATCACGGACATACATGATCTTCTGCGCCCGGATAATAGCAGCATAAGCAATCTGTATCTGATCCCACAGGACATCTAACGGATCTTCCGGCATCTCCCGAATAATGGATAATGTTTCCTCCGGAAGGTGCTTGGAAAAGAACCCGAACTTCTCAGCATGTTTATTTCCTGGTGGACCAGTTGCATTCTTGTTCCCTGGCTGTCCTCCCCGTTTTCTTTTTACGGGTACAACAGAGGGTGCACCCTCAACCTCAGAAGGTGCACCCCGTTCTTTCTTGAGCTTTGACCAGCCGTAACGCTTGATCCAGCTCTTTATTGTATTCAAACTGGTGTCATACTTCTCAGACAATTTCTTCGGAGAGACACCTGATAGATAATCATTTTTTAT